TAATGTTCTCCATATTTGTAGTGGCTGTCCCATTCATGATCTTAGGAACTCAAAAATGAATAATGACATTAAAACCTTAGGCGAGTTTTATGCGTTGGAAGCGTATAAGGGCAATATGTCTCTTGAAGAAGCGATGGATTGGGTGCACGCTAGTACGCGAGTAGTACGCGGCCGCACACAAGTTATAACCGGTGCTAATATGTCTTCGTATGAGAAGTTAGAATCAGAGGCAGAATGTATCGCATCCGTATTAGTGCCATATAATAAACTTATGGACGAGAATAAAAATGATTTAAGTAAAACCCACAACCAAAACAATCAGGAAGAAGAGAAATGAGCATTAACTTAGAAGCACGACAATTCGTAGAAGACTTTACATTAACCACGCCTGAAGGCCCTAAAGTATTTGATAGTTTTCATACTCTCTATACTACATTGGAAGCATCAGTCGAAGATCGTGGATACTTTATAGCTGACCTACGAAGTCGTATTCGGGATTATGATTTCTTACCAGAAGAATCGAGAGTTAGTTACATCCTATCAAACCTACCACGCAATTCAGGGTTTGGTGTTTGCACTAAGACGATTCGTAACATTCGTGAAGTAACAGGAGAAAGATAATGAGTTTAGATAATCGAGCATTACTTGAAGAAGCACTAGGCTATGGCCCACAAAACGTTGTATTCACCAAAGCCGATGGCAGTACACGTGTCATGAATGTTGCAAGCAACGAGCAGAAGGCCAAGCTTATCCAAGAATCTGGGTATGTATTTAAGGGTCGTCCTCAGACAGATGAACAACTGGCCAAGGTCATGCATGTCTGGGATCTGGACAACAATGCCTTTCGATCAATAGCATTAGATCGTATCATAAGTATTGTTCCCATTTAAAAACCTGTTGCCATTACCAATGAAGTGTGTTATAATATCTATATTGAATCAAACAAAGGAAGTATATCATGGCTAAGGTAAAAAAAGTAGTTCTTCGCGGTAAGTCTTTTGACGAAACGCAATTAGGCCTAGAACCGGATTTTACTCGTACAACGTTTAAGTCTGAGAAGACACGTAAACTTGAGCTTCTTCGCACACTTCATTGGTATGGTTATTTTTCAGATGTAAAAACTGACTCTCCATTCTTGATCAAATATCTCAAGCAATCTGATCATAAAATCCTGAAAGAAGAAAACAAAAGTGCCATCAAGAAATTGGCAAGTCCTCGTAAAGATATCGTAAATCCTACGGCTCTTAAGTTGTGCCGTATGGCGTTGAGAGGTTGGGAATTGGATTCTAAGGAATTGGCAATGATCGATAGTGCTTGTGTCGAGCTCTTAAACGCCATTGAACTTGTAGAAGAAGAAACCGACACTACCCCAAAGCCAAAGGTCGTATCACCGGCTATGCGCAGTATAGCGCGCTGTAATGAGACTATTTTAGGCGATTTAGAAGATATGATTGATAGTTGGATGGTATCAAAGAACCCTCAACCTATCGATGTATATGAGCTAATGAAAGAATATGAACTGAAAGGTCCAATGCCAGCCAAGCTTGTTACTGATTGGTTACAAGCCTATGGCGTTGAAATGGCATCATTGCTCACTGACAAAGAACTTGCCGAAGCTTATGGCGATATCCCAAAGCATACTATCAAGAAGCGGTTGAAGGCAATCGAGACTATGCATGATGCTATCAATGCTGTTAAGGAAGCTGCTAAGGCGAAACGTAAGAAGCCTTCTAAGTCTCGTTCTAAGACTGTTACATTGGACAAGTTGGTAGAGAAAGTAAAGTATAAGATCGAAGATAATGAGCTTAAATTAGTCTCAATTGATCCATCAAAAATCGTTGGATCTTCTGCAGTATTGCTGTATAATACTAAGTATAACATTTTTTCAATGTTTGTCACTGAAGATAAGGGTGGGTTGTCTATTAAGGGCACGTCCATTATTCAATATGATCCAGTGGCTTCGGTGAAGGTTCGTACACCATCTAAGGTGATTGGTGAAGTCATGAAGAAGACTGTTCGTCAAGTTACCAAGGTAATCGAGGATCTTCGAGGTACAGCTGAACCAGTACCATCAGGACAGATTGGATCTGAAACACTTATCTTAAAGGCGTTTAAATAATGAAGGTTAAATGGGCTGCGGTAAATGCGTTATGTAGTACGATTGTATTTGGATCGGTATTGGGTTCTTTACTCTTTTCGGTGGGAAATCGGGAAGCGAGTGCTGACCCAATACCAAGACCTGCTCTCAATACAAAACCAATCGAGTATCTATGGTATACAGAACAAGTGGTACCATCATATGCACAGAATCTTGATTGCTTGGCCAAGAATGTTTACTTCGAGGCACGCAATCAATCATCTGTAGGTCAGCTTGCTGTATCGCATGTGGTATTGAATCGAGTAATGGATTCAAGATTTCCTTCATCTGTATGTGGTGTGGTCCACCAGTCTCATTATAATGACCGAGGTCAACCTCTAAGAAACAAATGCCATTTTTCATGGTTCTGTGATGGTAGGTCAGATGATATTGAAGACATAAAAAGCTATACCGACATCTACAACTTGATGATTATTTCATATGGTCTATATTTTTCTGGTATTGATTTGGCAGATATGAGTACACATTACCATACAGTTACATCCAATCCGTCATGGGCTCCTACTAAGAAGTTTATCATGACTATCGATCAACATCATTTTTATGAATGGGAATAAAATGGAAATCAATAGATTAAATACAGAACTCGAACATAAGATGGTGACTAAGGCGCGATTCAGTATGGCTGTTGAACGTGAGAAGGTGGACAATAAGACTAATTATATTGACGCAGTCATTTCTGTATGTAATGTAATGCAAGTAGACCCATCAGAATGTAAGTCTCTATTATCATCATCATTGATCAGTAAGATTGAATCAGATGCCTTTGAAATGAGAGCACTTAAAACTAAAACATTAAAGCTACCATTCTAAGGAGTTTATAATGACACAGTATCGAGCTAAAGTGGAGTTCGATGATTTTGACGCATATCATGTTTATCAAAGTTTGAAACTGCATTATGGATCAGAGAAGTATGACGCACTTAAATATAATTTTAAGACTTCCACTTCACGATCTGTTTTTGAACAAAGAAAGGATCGGTTTTTCTTTATGAAGTTAAGGAAGAAGCATCCTACCAAGAACGGTATTATCAAGTACTTGGTAGCTTCTTTTGTACAGAAGTCTGATATATGGATTGGCGATATACTTAATGAAGTTGGTGATGAAAACGTATTGCAATGGGATTCTATGTCTCAAAACGCTTCATATAACTTCAGACAGGATATGATAACAATGGCTACTATAGGTAAGTTCGATGATTTGATTCAACCTATAGACGGTCAAATGCCCAAGATCATTAATATGATGTTGGGAGGGCAAGTGCACTTGTTTACCATATTGTTATTGGATTGCATGACGCAGTTTATAACCCGGGTAAATAAACATGTGGAAGATACTTTGGTATGGCCCGCAATATACCTTAGATTACTTAAAACACGTCCTTTTATAAGGATGAGTGAAGAACAGCGATCAAGTTTTCGCAAAATAATTCTAGAAGAATTCGCATAAACCCGTGACTTTTATAGAATCTATGGTATAATATATAAGTAAGATAAAAAATACGAACACAAACGAGATACACCAAAACGAAAATACGAGAGGTAATACTATGAGTTTCGGAGCAATGAAGAAGAACCGTGAAGCAATGATCAGTAAGATGACAGCCGCAGCGGAACAATCAGAAAGTAAAACAAAGAATTATAACGATGATCGTAAGTGGAAGTTGACAGTAGATAAGGCGCAAAACGGCTTTGCTGAAATCCGTTTTCTACCAGCAGCTGAAGGCGAGGAATTGCCTTGGGTTAAGTATTGGGATCACGCGTTCAAAGGTCCTACTGGTCAATGGTACATGGAAAAATCACTTACTACAATCGGCCAGCAAGATCCGTTAGGTGAAGCCAATCAGAAGCTTTGGAACTCAGGTTTCGATGATGACAAGACAATTGTACGTGAACGTAAACGTCGATTGCATTATGTATCGAATATCATGGTAATTTCAGATCCTGCAAATCCACAAAACGAAGGTAAAGTATTCTTATATGAATATGGTAAGAAAATCTTCGATATGCTTATGGATGCGATGAATCCTGAATTTCCAGATGAAAAGCCAATGAATCCTTTTGACTTCTGGGAAGGCGCTAACTTCAAGATTAAAGCGCGAAAGGTAGATGGCTATCGCAATTATGATAAGTCTGATTTTGGTCCAATCCAAGCCTTGTCTGATGACGATGCTAAGCTCGAAGGCCTTTACAACTCTCTCTATCCATTGAAAGAGTTTACTGATCCTAAAAGCTTTAAGTCTTATAACGAGCTTCAAGCACGATTGAATCTTGTGTTGGGTGAATCAGCTGGTCCATCTGCAAGTGCTGAAGCGCCAGGCATGACTTTTGAAGAGCCTAAAGGTCAAACTGCAGAGTATAAGCCTAAGGCGAATATAGTTGATAATTCAGCGGATGAAGATGATGGTGCTATGTCATTCTTCGCAAATCTAGCTGCTGACGACTAGTAAAACGGCCCCCTTCCATTGGCTTGGGGGTTATTTGATATAGGGACAGGAACGGCTTCCTGCTATATGACGCCTGAAAGGGCTTAGCCGACAAACCTCGGTAGTTCTCCCTACCGAGGTTTTTTTATGTTAGTATGAACCCATCATACTAGAGACTGCATCATAATGATCACGTGAACCACCACTCTGTCCAATCACAGCAGAAGAGTTAGATACACTTGAGCTATTGCTAGAGTTATTTACATTATTAACAACAATGGTAGGTTGATTGTTTGCTGCGGAATTTGACTTCGCATATACTTCCGATTGTCCGGAAGATTTCTTAGTCAATGATTCATCACCGCCAAACCATCCTTTAACTGAACTCCAAGCACCCTTGATATCCTCAGCTACAGATTTTACACCGTCATTAATTTCATTGGCGGTAGGCACCTTCATGATAGTATTGTCTTGGTCATCCTTTCCAAATAATCCGAAGATATCAAGCTTATCCTTAACCCAAGCAATTGCCTTATCCATTACTTCTGAAATGAATGTAGATAGTTTAAATGGCTCGTCAGGATCGCCAAACCCAAATATACCCTGTAGCCAATTTACAGCTAAGTTTAATGGTGCATATAAGATATCAACAAGCTTCATTAAGCCTCCTGACATCGTCATATCTGCTGCGCTGAAAGTAAAGAGGTCTTTCAGAAATGCTATAGGTCTTTGTAATGATTCTACAATAAAGGTACTGAATTTAAATGGCTCGTCAGGATCGCCAAACCCAAATATACCCTGTAGCCAATTTACAGCTAAGTTTACTGGGGCATATAAGATATCAGTGAACTTCATTAACATACCGGACATCGTCATATCTTCAGGACTGAAAGAAAAGAGGTCTTTCAGAAATGCGATAGGTCTTTGTAATGATTCTACAATAAAGGTACTGAATTTGAATGGCTTGTCTGGATCACCAAATTCAAATAAACCTCTCAACCAATTTACAGCTAAGTTTACTGGGGCATATAAGATATCAGTGAACTTCATTAAGCCTCCTGACATCGTCATATCTGCTGCGCTGAAAGTAAAGAGGTCTTTCAGAAATGCTATAGGTCTTTTAATGCTATGTTCATATATCCATGTCATTAAAGAAAACCCGCCGCCATCAACGCCGAACCCAAACATAGACTTTATCTTTCCTATTGTATCATCGATGAATGGCGTTACAACAGTATCCCATAAACTACCCTCACCAAATACCTTAACTCCGAATATACCAGCTGCCATATTAATGAGTTCACTAAACCATACCATCGGCAATTTAACCAGACCCATTATCACATTCGTGA